CCTAGGGGTCCCATAGAAAGGGACCCCTTGGGGAGAGAGAGTCTCCTGACCAACCCCCCAGCAGAGCTGGAATATAGATGATAAAGCTTTGAACAATCTATACTTTCGGTCAGGGCGTGGTGAAACACGTGCTGCGCACTGAGATAGAAAACCCAATGGGCGAACTATTTTCATTCTTCTTGCCTTCGGGCTTCGAGATGCATGATATGAGTCCATGATACTCTATCCTTTTTCCAAGATGGGAAAACACTTTGTTGTTTTATAAACAAAGTGCTAACTTCTTCGTCTGAACACGCTGTTAGGCGTCTTCGGATATAGTCTTCCGTTCTAGAAAGATGGATGACTTTCTTGGTTAAGTCTGTCTGGGACCGAGCTTTTAAGTGTTTCTTCCTTTCGTGTAACAATGAAAGAGGATTCACATTAAGAGTATTACCAGCCATTTCCACGATTTCAGTTGTGGAATATGAACCTTCCTTAAGGCCTTGTAATCTATTTTTGGCCTCGCGGAAGAGACGTGTGATTATCGCTAAAGGAGCGATAGCCACCTGGTAAGTCAGGAGAGGATTATTTAGAAAGCCGGACTTCGCCATTACCGTTTCCACTTGTTTAGTGTACTCGGATAGCGTTGATCGAAGTGCTTTTAATGATTCTTCTAAAGATTGCGCCTGAAGACACACTAGGTGCTCATTCAGTAACTTTTGATAGTTACTGTCTGATGTATTACACGTCCCTACCATGGTGAATAACCATGACCGTAAGATCTGACGTCCAGTCCTGCATCCCTCCTTATCGGAGGCTAGCAAGAGGTGCGTTATGTAGAGACGCTCAGCAAACCTGAGTGGTGTGTTCGTAATTTTTAGTATTCGGGAGAAGATTCCGGGGGCCATAAGGTTGTCTGGTGATCCAGCTCTGGCTATGACCTCTTTCCATTCAGGAAGGAGATGTCACCAAAACTGTTTTACCGTGAGGATTCCTCTTACAGGGAGTCCTGATATCTCATGACCGTTCCAGTATCAACGTTTCGCGAATTCAAACATGTCTTGCGACTTGTGAGTTTTCTTAGAGGAGATTTCTACTCCAAAGAGATTAATCAAACGGATGTACTCCTGAGCTAGGAGATCGTTCGTAATCACAATGTCATCACCAAGGATCTGATAACAAGGGTCCGGGTTAGAGATCCCACACCGTCTTGCGGCGATGTGGACCAAGACATGGTGGGAAAGTGTGAAAGCTGCTCAACTACTGTAAGCTCCCATAGGTTGTCCTGCGTTGTAATAAACAGGATCACCTCATTGGTTGGGAAATGGCCGTAAGGTCAAAACCCGAGCCCAGGACCTTGAGTACTGGTCACCGTATAAAATCTTTATGATCTGTTGTTGAAACCCTAACGGGAATCTGTCGGTCGCAGAAGATAAATCGAGTGATCAGTAGCTGTTTGCAGGTTTTCCGGGTGTCCCTCCTAACTGATTGAATGTTCTATCAGAAGGGAGACTTCTCAGTATCTCCATTAAAGAATCGTGGAGTGGGAGAAGAACAGCTTGTGACCAATAATCAAAGATTGCAATTATCCTAACCTTTGCCTCTGGATCAGCTACCGAAGTGATCTTACGCAAATTAGTTTTCGAGCTTTTACTAAACTCGCCCCATATATCTATGGGGAAGGATTGATTCATCTTGATAATGGTGCGAAGCTGGGGATTACCACCTAATAGGAGAATATCCTCAAATAATTCAGGATCTTCTTTAAGGGCGTGGGCATCGTTTAAAGACGTTACCACAGCCTGACCATTAGGGCCCTTCTTTGTCGAAGGGTGGAAATCTTTCCAAATTGGAGGAGATGTGCTTTTAATATTTAATTTCTTTAAGGCCATCTTTATTTCCTCAGTATATGACTCTCAGTTGAGGTCAACTCCTGGTTTCGTTATTGTGGAAAGGTCCGGCTCCCCATGACCTCCCTCTATTGCTCGTGAGAGTATTAGAAAGGTCAAGAGGAGCTGTCTCTCTTTTGGATTTTGAGAGTGCACAAGGTCTTTTAATGGACCTAAGCACGAGGGTATCCCGCTTTTATCGACTCTGAGATTTTCAGAGTTTGTGTACAGGGGATCCCCACATCAAAAGCGAGTGACATGTAGACGAACCATTTTTAATCGTTTAATAGTGGGTCCAAGACCCCGGTTAGCAATTAGAAATTCTATATGCTCACACCAGTAAGGAATCTTGTGAAAGTGCGATTCGTAGTCCAATTGTAGTACTTCCGTAAGGAAGATACTTAACACCTCAATTAAGAGGGGATTTATGAATTTATATCTTTTATTGTGATTTCTAGTAATCATATTTTCTTATAGTGGAGTTCACGAAAATTGATGCTATCTCGCAAGAGCGGAGCCTTTCTAGCTTCGGAACGTCATAAGTTAAACACCTTATGAGACACTCC